AAGAGAAACTAATGGTCGACCCTATAAGTATAGAGGATCATTGGCCTAGAATAGCAGCGATAGACTTTGGTTGGGATCATCCGACAGCAGTAGTTTGGTGTGCTATTGATCGTGATGAGGATATGTTTTATGTCTATGATTGTTATAGGATGTCAAAAGCGTCACCCGCTTCTCATTCAGAAGTTATACGCTCTAGGCCCAATTTTATCCCCATTGCTTATCCCCATGACGGTAATAGACGAGATTCTATGGGTAATCCCGGCCTGGCTGACCAGTATCGTAATCTAGGCTGCAATATGAGGCTGGATCACTTTACTAATCCACCCGCTTTAGGAGAGAATAAGGGTGGTAACAGTATTGAAGAAGGTTTAATGGCAATGATACAGGCTATGGAAAATAATAAGTTTAAGGTATTCAGAACCTTACCAGATTGGTTTGAGGAGTTCAGGATGTATCACAGGAAAGGCGGCAAAGTTGTACCCTTACGGGATGACATCATGTCTGCAACACGTTACGCCTTCCAATCACAACGCTTTGCTGTAGCAGGTGAAGACCCAGAATGGACAAAGGATGTAGTTTATGGTAACTATGGAATCGTTTAATGGCTAAAGAACAAGTAACTGAAGAAGACCTGATTACTAGGATTCGCGGAGAAATAACCGATTCCCTTGGTTATATGGGTGATACCATATCCCAACAGCGTGAACAGGCTATGGCATACTACTATGGTCAACCCTTTGGTAACGAAGTAGAAGGTCGATCACAGTATGTTGATTCCACAGTACAGGATACCATAGAGTGGATTAAGCCCTCGCTCATGCGTGTATTTGCATCCGGGGACGAAATGGTTAAGTTTATTCCGCATGGTCCGGAAGACGTAAAGATGGCTGAACAGGCTACAGATTACGTTAATTACGTTTTTACAAAAGACAATCCGGGTTGGGAGATACTATACTCTTGGTTCACGGATGCCCTTTTATCTAAGAACGGGATCGTAAAAGTGTGGTGGGAAGAGTACGATGAAGCGGTTAGGGAAGAGTACAAACGATTAAATGAGATGGAGTTAGCAGCATTACTGTCTAACCCAGATGTGGAAGTTATAGAGCATACCGAATATGATGATATGGAAAATGGTATGCCAGCTATGCTAAACGATGTCGTAATAAAAAGAACAGTTACTGATGGCAGGGTAAAGATAGAGAATGTGCCACCGTCTGAATTCCTGATATCTAGGGAATCTAAGACTATACAGGACGCACGTTTTGTTTGCCACAGAGTATTGAAGACCCTATCTGAACTTAGGGAGATGTATCCCGATCAGAATCTTGAGCATGAAGACCTCCAGGGTGGCGATGAGAATATGATGGACTTCAGCGCTGAACGTCTTGAAAGATATTCTTTCGACAAGTCTGCTCAGTATTGGGAAGGTTGGGGTGACTCGACTTACGGGGAAGAAGGGTTACGCACTTACTGGTTACATGAATCTTATCTCAAGACAGACTTTAACGATGATGGGATAACAGAACTCCGCAAGGTTTGTACTGTTGGCTCTACTGTCCTAGATAACGATGAGATAGATTCTATCCCATTCGTATCTATTACTCCTGTAAAGATTCCACATAAGTTCTTTGGGCTATCTATGGCTGACCTTGTTATGGATTTGCAGTTAATGAAGAGCACTTTGATGCGAACATTAATGGACAACGCCTATAACCAGAACTACGGGAGGTACGCCGTACTGGAAGGGCAAGCGAACTTAGATGACTTGCTCACACAAAGACCGGGTGGTGTAGTCAGAGTAAAATCCCCCAATGCTGTTACACCTTTGGCTACGCCATCCTTAGAACCTCATACATTTCAGATGCTTGAGTATCTTGATAGTGTAAGAGAATCCAGGGCCGGTGTCTCTCGCATGTCCCAGGGCATGAACGATAACGCTCTGACATCTCATACTACCGCTACCGCAGTGAATGCTGTAATGACTGCTGCACAAAGCAGGGTAGAGCTTATAGCCAGGAACTTTGCAGAAACTGGAATGAAAGATTTAATGCGTACAATCTATGAGCTTGTACACAAGTATCAGGATAAGGAACGTGTTGTCATGCTACGTAATGACTGGGTTCCTGTTCGACCTGACTCATGGAGTGACAAGTATGATTGCACTGTTAGTGTAGCTCTTGGTAACGGGAATAAAGACCAACAAATGATGCACCTATCTCAGATGCTATCCTTTGCTGGCGAATCAATGAAAGGTGGCTTACCTATTGTTAATATACAGAATATGTATAACTTAAGTGCTGCGCTTGTTAAAGCAATGGGATTTCAGAATGTTGATGACTTCCTGACTAACCCAGCAACAATCCCACCACAACCTCCACAACCGTCCCCAGAACAACAGATGGCTCAGATGGAGATGCAGGTGAAGCAGAAAGAACTAGAAATTAAATCTGCTGAAGTCCAAATAAAAGCGCAGAAGATTCAGCAAGAGTACCAGAAAAATGCTGTAGACGCGCAACTTAAAGTTGCAGAACTTAAGCTCGAAGAAAAGCAAGGGAGGCCAGTAGCACTAGGATAATATGATAGATACAAATAGAGAGGAACGTGCTAAACGGCTCCTTGATGATGAGTTACTACAGGAAGCATTTGAAGTATTGAAAGAAGATTTAATGAACCGTTGGTCCCACAGCGGTTCTACAGATTTGGAAGCTAGAGAATCTATCTGGCTTGCAATAAGACTGCTCGAAAGAATCGAAGGTCATATAAGGTCCATAGTTGAAACTGGACACATGGCTAAGATGATGGAAAAGCAACACCCATATATCTGAATAGAGGAATTTAATCATGGCGGATACGCAAACTGCCCCGCAAGCACCGGCTGGATTACAGCCAATCCCTGCGCTAGATGGAAGTATAGTCGAAGCGCAAGAAGCATTACTTAGTTTAATGGACCCTGAAGAGGCAACTCCTGAAACTGAGGAAGCTCAACCTACCGAAGATGTAGAGTCTACCGAGGAAACTCAAGACGAATCATTGGAAGAGGAACCCGAAGAGGAAGAAGAGGCTGAAGAAGCCGAAGAAGAATCTGAGGAACCCGATGAAGAAGCCGAAGAGGAACTCCTGTATGCCGTCAAAGTAGACGGTGAAGAACAGGAAGTAACCCTTGACGAACTTATGAAAGGCTATAGTCGCCAATCGGATTACACCAAAAAGACGCAAGAGTTGTCTGAAGGTCGCAAAGCTATTGAGCATTTATATGGTCAATATAACGCTGAGATCAATGCAGTACAACAGGAGCGTCAGCAGTATATTTCAGCCTTATCTCAAGTTATAGAACATTCAGTAGCAGGTCTTGATGCCTACCAAAATGTAGATTGGGAAGCATTAAAAAATGAAGACCCTATTGATTATTTAACTAAGAAAGAGGAACAGTCTGCGATGCAAAACCAAGTTGCGTATAATATGCAGCAACGAGAGCAAGTAGCATTAGCGCAAAAACAACAGCAAGCTCAACGTCGAGAACATTTCCGTTTATCTGAACAACATAGATTGGTAGAGGCTTTACCAGAATGGTCGGATTCGGATACAAGGACACAGCTTACTAATGATATGCGTGAGTACGCTCACAGCAATGGTTTTACTGAGCAGGATTTAAGCAACCTTATTGACCACAGATACTTCTTAACACTTATGAAAGCGCAAAAGTATGATGCGCTACAGAAATCTGATGTCAAAGCAAAAAAGGTGAAGAACAAACCTAAGGTTGTTCGAGCAGGTTCTCCGAGAGAAGGTAAGGTAAGTGATAAAAAGAAACGTACTGCCCAAATGAAGCGTCTTCGAGGGTCCGGTCATGTCAATGATGCGTCTGCACTCTTAGAGGATTTCGTAGACATTTAACTAAGGAGGGATATGCTATGGCAGTTCCTGCAAACACTCGTTTAACCTTCAGTGGTATACAAATCCGAGAAGATTTAAGCGATATAATTTATAATATAAGCCCGACAGACACGCCGTTTATGTCTGGTATTGGTCGAGGCTCTGCTTCTAACACTCTCTTTGAGTGGCAGAAAGATGAGTTGACAGCCGCCGCCGCTAACCGCAAATTAGAGGGTGATGATCCAGGATCGCTGGCAGTTGCACAGCCAACCCTGTTGACGAACTACACTCAGATTTCTGAGAAAGCAGTTCAGACATCAGGTACGGCAGAAGCTGTAGATTGGGCGGGCCGTAAGTCAAGTCAGGCTTATCAGTTAGCTAAGCGCGCAAAAGAAATTAAGCGCGATATGGAGTTTATGCTTACTGGTGAAACCGCTAAGTCGGCTGGTTCTTCTGGTGCAGCTAGAGCCACTGGTTCTCTGAACAACTATATGGGTAGTACAGTTGCTGGAGATTCCAATATTATTGATGGTCCGACTGCCGCTGCGGTAGCGAATGCCAACAATAATGGTGGCGCGGTAAAAGCGGCTAGTGGTGCTGACGTTGTGTTGACAATGGGTATGCTTAATACCTGTGTTGAACAGGTCTGGAAGGCTGGTGGTACACCTGATGTAATCATGTGTGACTCTACGCTAAAGGTTAAGTTATCGTCTCTGGCTGGTTCAGTAGTTGCGGATATCGTTTCCAACCATGATAAAGCATCCCCGGCAGCCGCTATCAACTCTGTTGATGTGATCGTGACGGACTTTGGTACGTTTAAAATTGTACCTAACCGTTTCTGTTTAGCTAACCAGTTGTATGTCTTGGATTACGATTTCTGGAGCGTAGACTATCTACGTCCCTTCAAAACCGAAACCCTTGCTAAGACTGGTGATTCCATCAAACAGATGATGGTTGCTGAGTATGGCCTTCGTGCTAAGAATGGTCAGGCATCCGGTACTGTTATTGGTATAAAAGCATCGTAATTGTTTTTGGGTGGGGGCTTCGGCCCCTGCCCATTCTCATCGAGGGGCTAATGAGTAGAGCATTGCTTAAAGAAGGGCTTAAGAAGCCCAAAGAAAAAATGGTAGGGAATAAAAAGCCTTACAGTGAAAAGGCATCTGTAAAGAAAGCGGTTGCATCATTAAAGAAGATGTCAGAAACGCCAGGGTCATTACCATTATGAAATATACAAGACCGACTACTGTAGAGGATCATGCTGATGGCACCTCCAGTATTGTAACCCATCAGGACGCAGAAGACATCCTAAATAAGAACAAGGAGCTTCTGAATAATTACGGCGATAAAAACATATTCGGTAAGCAACATCATGGAATGACAGTTGCGTCCATCCCTGTAGGCATATGGGAGCAGTGGATGAAGGACACTAATGGCGCGATAGAGAAAGACGGTGAATTGATGAAGAAATATCTCAATGACCCTGATAACGCTTTTCTACGCACTACACCAACGAGGCTATAATTATGTGGTTATATAATCCCGGTCAAGCCGGAGCAACGCAAACAAATTTCGGCATATTAAATAACAGCGTCTACTTTATATCTCGTAGATAATGGCTATCTCGACATACGCAGAGCTTCAGACCTCTGTAGCTAATTGGCTAGACAGGGATGATCTGACTGACAGAATACCAGAGTTTATAGTTTTGGCGGAGGCGAAGATGAATCGCCGTCTGCGTATATCCCTTATGGAGAATGTTAGCACTGCACTATCAACGGTTGCTGGTACAAAAGATTACAGCCTTCCTACTGGATTTAATGGGATGAGAGAGTTTCATCTCACCACTAGTCCTTTAACCCCGCTGTCTTATATCACGCCAGAAATGATGAGTAGGATGTGGGCTGGAAGCACCTCTGGAAAACCACAAGCATTTACTTTATTTTCTGATGGTGGGACAAGAAAGGTTAAACTAGGACCGTCACCAGATGTGGTCTATACGACATCTATGCTATACCTTAAAAAGATTGACAATCTATCTGTTGCGAATCCCACAGAAACGATGCTGACAGAGAATCCAGACATCTATCTATACGGAGCATTACTAGAAGCGGAACCATTCCTTATGAATGATGGCAGGATACAGACATGGGGCAGTCTATTGCTAGAGGCTGCAAAGGACTTGCAAGAAAGAGACATATTTGACCGTCACTCTGGTTCTGAGTTGAGGGTAATGAATACAGGAGGGTATCCATAATGGCCCTAGAAGTTGCGAATTATATTGATGAGTTAGTAATAACTAACCCCACTGCGAGTGATCCTGTGTCTCAGGGTGATGACCAATTACAGTTAATCAAGAAGGTTGTAAAGCAATCCTTTCCCGCTGTAGACATACGTGTCAACGCTATTCACACATCTGCAACCACACCAACGGTTTCACTTGCTGAAGGGCTTGTCTGGATAGACACCTCTGCCGGTGCTGGTAATCATGTAGCTAAGATATATGACGGTGGTTCTTTTATCACTTTACCGTTTAGCGTTGAGACAGCCCAGAAGGTAGATATTAATGATGGGACTATTGATGGAACAGTTATTGGTGGGACAACCCCTGCTGCTGTTTCTGGAACTACGTTAGACGCAAGCACAAGTCTTGTTTTAGCGACAGGTGCTACAGTAACAGGTATTGATAACGCAACCCTAGCCACAGGTAGCGCTACTCTTCTGGCCACTCAGGGAGCAGTTAAAACATATGTAGATGCTCAGATTACGGCAGAGGATTTAGATTTTCAAGGGGATAGCGGAACTGGTGCTGTAGACCTAAACTCGCAAACCTTGGATATAGCTGGTGGTTCAGGGCTTACAACTACCGCATCTGGTCAAACATTAACAGTTGCAGGAGATGACGCTACTACATCAGCAAAGGGCGTAGCATCCTTTTCCTCTAGTCACTTCTCTGTATCTTCCGGAGCGGTTAGCATTGCTACAGACTCCATTGATGACACCCTTATAGACTTTGGGACAGGGGCTAATCAGGTATCCTCAGCAGATGTACCAGAAGAGACTAATCTTTATTACACTAATGTCAGAGCAGATGCCAGGATAGCAGCGGCTGATATTGGTGATCTAAGTAATGTTGATACTACTGGTGTTGCTGATGACGATATTCTTAAATATGATTCTGCCAGTAGCTCTTTCAAAGTAGAGCCAGACAGGATTGCAAACCATCTAACAACCAAGGGTGATTTGCTTGGGTTCTCAACCACAGAAACAAGAGTCCCGGTTGGGGCAGATGGTAAGGTTATGACCGCAAGAGCAAGCGCAACCTACGGTATTGATTGGGAAGACTTGGTAGATAACTCAGCAGCAATGGCGCTGGCATTAGGAGGCTAAATGGCTAATACTTTTACAAACGCAGGGGTAGCCATACAAAATACTGGCGCACCTATCACACTATATCAGGTGCCTATTGGGCAGGACTCAGCAGTAGTACACTCTATTTATATCTCTAACATTGATGGCGTGAATTCAGTGAATGTTGATATTGAAGTGTCTACAGATGGGGCTGGCTCTGGTAGCTTCTTCTATGTGGGCAAGACATTGCCTGTACCGGGAGATTCTACTCTAGTTCTTGATAAACCAATTAACTTGAGGAATGCAAACGCCGCAAGTGCCGGAGACTTGATACGATGTACTGCATCAGCAGACGGTGACTTGAATGGATTTTGCAGTGTGCTGGAGATAACGTAATGAGTTACATGGGCAAAGTAAGACCCACGATTGCTCTAACGTCTAGTGATATAGTCGATGGCGCTATCACAACTGATAAGGTGGTAGATGACGCTGTTACTGCTGACAAGGTAGCCAATGCTATTAATACTTCTATTTCTGCTAACACTGCCAAAGTAACAAACGCCACGCATACCGGAGATGTTACTGGCGCCACGGCTCTTACTATCGCTGTTGATGCAGTAGATATCGCTATGCTTAGTGCGACAGGTACGGCTGATTCAACGACCTTCCTAAGAGGGGATAATGCTTGGACGGCTGTTCCATCGAACGCTGACTATGTAAATATCCAACGGGTTACGAGCAGTTTCTCAGGGGATGCTACCCCAATTAGTGGCTATACAGATGCTGGTGGGTTTGACCCAAATGGGTACGGGGCTATGTCGGAATCAACTGGTATTTTTACATTTCCCACAACAGGGATTTACAAAGTACAGATAAATGCTTGGGCTGATAAAACAGCAAGTGATGGAGCCAAAACAGCCTATTTCCAAATATTTACTACACCAGATGATACAAATTATACTGCCTATCAGTACGCTCAGTTTATTGGTAATACAAGTAACTATGATAATCAGGGCATTTATGTTGCACATCTTATCTTTGATGTAACAAACACTTCAACCCATAAGTGTAAAGTTCATTTTGATACGGCTGGGGCAGATACTAATGTCAGAATTAGGTCTGGTGCATCTAGTAATGAAACTTATGTTACTTTTACAAGATTAGGAGCAACCTAATGGTAGAAAGAGTTACTGGTCGTCCAGACCATATCGAAGACGTGCTTGTAGAACTCCACAGTGGATGTTGGGCGCATTGGACTGACCCATTCAATAAGATTTATGAGAATCTTATAGCAATAGGGCATGAGAAGCCAACTAAAGAATTCCTTGAGTCTGAACTCGCAAGAATTCAAGCGGAGTTTGATTCACAAGCATACGCCCGTAATAGAGCAACAGCATACGCATCCACTGGCGACCAACTAGATATGCAATACTGGGACAGCGTCAACGACACAACGACATGGAAAGACCATATAGCATCCGTTAAGGACCAATTTCCAAAGGTATAAACTATGGCATTAACAAAAGTAACAAGCGGAGTAAGAACACTAGGCACTGGTGAGGTTACTGCTGCTAATTTAGCCTCTGGTGCAGTTGATACTTCTGGGCTAGAGGACGATGTAGCCCTTCTAGGTTTCAAGGTTGCCTCAAACGGTTCTTTAGCCAAGTACAATCTCGTTGACCAGACGGTTGATGACTTTCAGGATACTTCAGGTGTTGATGCTTCAGCCTCAACCAATGAGGTAAGAGACTCTTCTGGTAAGTATTATTCTGGTACTGTATTAGGTAGTTATTCTACGGATAGCATTACAGCAACTGGGGCAGGAACTTGGACAGCCCCGGCGGATACTATTCTAGCAGAGGTGCTTACTGTGGCTGCTGGCGGAGGTGGTGGTGGTTATTATTATGCGGGTGGTGGTGGTGCTGGTGGAGTTGTACATGATTCAACTTATGCAGTAACTGCTGGTGTTGTTTATGATATTACCGTAGGCACTGGTGGCACTGCTGGCACTGGTGGTGGAGGAAAAGGTGGTTCAGGATCAGATTCCGTTTTTAATGTCAATGCGGAGGGAAGTGGTTTAGCCCTTACTGCTGCTGGCGGTGGAGGCGCTGGTTCTTATGGCGCACCTCCTACCAATACCGGCATAGACGGCGGTTCTGGCGGCGGTGCTGGCCCAGACCACAATAGTGGTGAAGGTGTTGGAGGATCATCTACGCAAGCATCTTTCTCTGGAGCAACCTCCTATGGAAATGCCGGCGGCAGTTCTGGTAGTTATGGACAGGGTGGTTCTGGCGGCGGTGGCGCAGGTGAAGCCGGAAATGTTGATGGCGTACCCGGTAGTGTCGCTGGCAAGGGTGGTTATGGTGGTGATGGCGTACTATTCTCTAACTTTACCTCTTATGGTGTATCTGGATACTTTGGCGGCGGTGCTGGCGGTGGTGGTGGTAGTGGTCCTTCAATAGCTGGTCCGGGTGGCACTGGTGGTGGTGGAAATGGCGCAGCTTACAATAGTTCTGCTCCTGTAGTTGGCACCGCTAATACAGGCGGTGGTGGTGGCGGTGGATCATATCACGTTGGCACGCCAAGCACCTCAACTGGTGCTGCTGGTGGATCAGGTGTGGTTTTAATCAGGCATAGGACAGAGGTATACAACAACATGACCTTAGTGTCCAC